GCCAAATCCACCACAGTTTCTTCATAGACCGGCCTCGTCTTCGAGTGTCCGGCAGGGGATTTTGGCCGCCCTGACGTCACTACATACTCTGGGCCAACTCGGTCGGTCGAAGTCTAATACACTTTGGCGATCAGAGACGCCCAAAGTCTTATAGTGGACAAGCGTCAGACGAGGGTCGGGTTTGGCGGGATTTAATTCCACGCCGGGAACCACGACCCCCCTCCCAGCCCGAGGCTGAACAAGGCCCCGGGACTGGACAAGAAAATTACTACCAGCTCTCCCACCGAGTAACCACCCAGGTGATTGCTCACCGGACGGATCAGATGACAGAATTGGTGGTCTGTATCCGAAACCGAGACGACGAACCAAATCATACATTTTCCATAACATTCCAAACCGAAGGAGTGTTTCATCCTTCTCGGTGGCTTGCCATGTAGTAGTGCAGACAGGTCCATCGAACAGGTTACCCAGCTTAACCCATGGGTCAAGTGCCACGGTATAGTACCAGTGACAATACCTGGTCCACTGAGAGACCCAACTGCGAAGGGTTGTGTATTCCTGAAAGGTATCCACCTTTGGGGTTACAAACAACTCTTCCGGGGCCCGCCTTAATTCTTTCGGACGTAGATGATCTGTTAGTTTCTTCCAGACCACCTGCCTAAGATAAGGGTTCAGCGGTAGGCCTCCTCCAAGCCAGAGCTCCAGTGTCTCCCGGCCTAGAAGGGCCGCCATGTGCATCGAGTGAAGCCTCGCCAGTCTAACGTTAAACTGGTCCGGTCTATCAAACTTTGCCAGCTGCTTATAACCACACCCTCCAATCCGAGCCAAGGTACTAAGCCTTTTGCATTTATAGCGAAGACCTAGTGCCAAAAGCCCAAATGGATTGTAGAAGTTTAATAAAGCGCGGACAGAGACAGGACTAATGTCCTTCGTCAAGCCGCGTACCCGCAACCGTTTTGCAAACTCCGCTGCACCAGTGTCAGATATCAGTGACTTTTGGTATGATATACCAACATTGATACGAGACAAAGTTTGCTCATACATGGCTGCGACCTTTCGGTCAGCAATGACCACGTCGTCGCCTAGAATCCCATACCGGGTAAACTTAACACCCGGGTATACCTTTTCGGCACACCACCACACCATAGCGTGGTGGGATAGTGCGAAGAGGGGCCACGAGGAGTAGTACCCCAATGGTTGGCCGCACACAAAGGACACGGTAGAGTTTGGCCGCCTTACAAAAGGCACCTCAAAGAGGTTCAAGGCCAAAGCCGACCGCACCGATGATGCAAAAGACCGATCAAAGAGGCATTGCAAAACCTCGAACATCGTCTGCAACGGCCATCTGTCCGTCGCAGATTTCAAGTCAAAGGAAAAGCAATTGACTTCGCCCACCAGACGATCCAAGGGTTGCTCTTGGTTAAAAGTGCCATCGGTTGGTATCCGGCGGAGAACCGCCATCAACCAATCGTGCACGGGCTTCAACAACCGTTGGTTCACATAGTTACCAATGGCGAATATCCTACGTTTTCCCCCACCCTCAATCGACTGACCCAAACGACCACAAATCGGGGGTTCTTGCAACTCGTGGTAGGTCGGTAGCTGCGGTCCAGTAACCCGCTCAAACTGGTCTAGACACCAGTTTGTCAAAGCGGTGCTTGCTGGATCCAAAGCATACCTAGTACACGCGGGCCACAAACAACCTTGCGACCAGTGACCCTCTGATACATGAACTCGCTCCATTAGGAATGAGAACGCGTTCATCTCAAATAAGAGTGCAGGAAAGCAAGAGACGACCCGAGGGCCAATCTTAAGCTTCTCTGCCAAGACCTCCTTCATCAACTGGTTCACTCTCCGATGTGTGGGTAAAGACTTCCAAGTCGGTTCCCATGAAATCCCCTGATGAAGAGGGATTTCCGAGACAAAGGGTATGTACCGCCGGACTAGCGTTAAGAGTTCGTCTCTAAACTCAGAACACCATTCTGAGGCGGCCTCTAAATCTGTTGGCTCCACTATACTTTTGAAGGTTGAAGTATATGAAATCTTCTTCGCCCGCTTTATAATTCTATAAAGGGAGAAGAAAGATAAGTATAGCTTTACCAATTCATCAGACCGGTCATTCTTCTGCATTATAATCCTTCTATGAAATGCAGGGATGATCCTCGGATACCCAGAGCGATTGAGAGACACCGGGACTGGCAACAGCTCATGGGGTCGCTTTATGCCACCATAAGCGGTCTGGAGGGACGCTGAGCACTGCTTTAAATACAAAGCGGTGAACAGGAGTCCGGATCTCCGAACCAGCCTCGATACTTCACGACAATAAAGGTGAAGAGCGATGCAGGTTTCCTTGCTTAGCTTGTCCTGAACCATGAGCAGAACCTTCGTAAGAAGGCTGCGCATGATCCGCGAGTGTTCTAACACCCGCTGCCACTTGATTGGGAGAATACGGGAACAACTATCAAAGAGCACATGCTTCGATGAAGTGAACATGACGATTACAGGACAGTCACCAAACAGAGAGAAGAGAAATGACTCACTCCCTGCT